AGTATCAACCACAACATGATCTGTTGACGAGCTGTATCGTATGATATAGCGTTCACTCTGATCAGCACCATAATACCAAAGGTCTGACCCGGCACGGCGAACTTGGACGCCACTGTATAGGTTTATCGCAGTGTTAAGAATGTATCTAGCAGATCCGTCTCGAGAGTCATTACCAATGCTGATCTGTCCCCGATTTCCTGTGACTGCAATTCCACCTGTGTGACTACCTCCACCGTCTACAAATAAGTTTCCACTGATACCAACTCCGCCTACCACACGCAGAGCTCCTGAGCCGATACTGGTACTTTCGTTGCCCACCACATATACGTTTGCACCTTGCACATTGCCTGTGTACTTTGGTAGATACTGTGCAACGTTTACGTTACCATAACTGTTTACACCAAAGGAGTCAAAAATGCTGGCACCGTTTTGACTAAAAACAAAATTATTAGCATACACATATCCGCTGCCAACTCCACCTAGTACCACATTACCAGCAGAGATATTGCCAGCTGCTACCACATTGTTTGCGCTCACGGTGTTGAATGCTTGATTGGATAGGTTGGCATTGGCCATGATAGCCAGGCTGCTGATGTCAACCCAGAATCCGTTTACACCATTGGATGTTTGCCATTCGTAAAGTATATCTGTACCAGTGTCATACCATTGGTCACCATAGTTGGAATTGATTGGTGCAACATCAGACGTGGTATAGTTAATACCCGAATGATATACTGCACTGTTTCCACTCCATTTTATATCGCTGCCGGTGTAAAAAGTAGAAGCGTATATTTTTTTGTTTGACGTCCATGCATCTGTTGACGCAGTGTAATTAAACGTTGCTCCTGCACCATCCACTGTGATACCTGCACCATCTGCTGCCGCAGCACTGGCGGCACCTTTTGCCACAGTGATGTTTAGGTCTTCAATGTCCAGTGTGTTTGTGTTCAGTGTTGTGGTTGTGCCCAGTACTGTTAGATTGCCAAGTACTGTGAGGTCAAGACCTGCAACAATGTTACCACCTGTGTATAGATTGCCAGCAATACCTGCACCACCTGATATTTGCAGTGCGCCAGTTGTGGTACTGGTAGCGGCACTGGTTGCTGTGGTAACAATATTACTACTGGTCAGTGCTATAGTTCCAGCCGGACCAATTGGGCCAAAGTTATTGATGTATCCTACCGGAGTAGATGAACCCAACAGTCGTCGTTCAAATGTAACAATGGTGCTAACACTGTCGCCAGTGGCCCATAGCTTTATTAGACCATCTGCAATGTTACTGGTAAAGGTTGCTACAGAATATGCAGGATTGCTTTTGATTGCAGATTCACTGAATGTAACAGTTGATCCATCGTTAAACGAATCAACTGTGGATTTCTTGTATCGAGTGTTTACAATATCTTGGCTAACAGTGGTCCAGGAAACCATAACGTTTCCGCTTGCAGGAACTGAATCAATTAACACGGTACTGGTACCTACCAGTGTATTACCAATATACACAGCTGGATTGATATTACCAGTCAATGTGATTGATTGCGAGTTTGCTGCCCAGCGCAGTTGATCTGTGTATAGTGTTGCCGCAAACACATTACCAGATGATACCACTGAAGTGTTTGCAGACACATAGGTAAGGGTACTGATACCCTGCAGCGATCCACTGTTGTTAAACTGTACCTGTGTGCTAGATCCGCCTGCCATTGCGGCACCGTCCAGGAATGTAAGACTTGTGGATCCAATTGTGATAGGATCAGGAGTGCTTAAACGCCAGAGTCTACCACCATAGGTGCCTTCGCCAATTGTGATCTGTGCGCCTGCACTTAGCCTAGAGCCGTCGCTTGCATCAAAACTTCTTGACCATGTTCCGTTTGAGCCTGTGCCCAGTGTATCCACTACATAGATACCATTTTGACTGCCTGTGCTTTGTGCGGCTACCAGTATACGATCACCTGCTGCCAGGGTAACTCCATCGTATGTGCTAGGAGCTCCCCCTGACAGTGTGATACTGGTAGTTGTAACTATGCGACAACTATTCTTAAAATCGTTGTCAACAAAGTTACTGTATTTTGGTCTAGTTAATGCCATCTTGGTCTCATGCCTATAGTGTATTTATGGGTTAGAGCTATATAACAAAAAAGCACCCGAAGGTGCTTTTTTGGTTTTTGCTGACTACAATTAAGCCTGAGACTCAATAAATGTTAACTGAATGTCAACGTTTGATGCAACTGCGGTAATTGGAATAATGTTAATTGCCAAAATTTCGTTACCGTTTGGATAACTGCCTGTACCTGGCAACACCATGGAAGTGATTTCCTTGATCTGACTCAGGTCCAAGAATCCAGAGTTGGTCTGGGTAACTGGGATGGAGAACAGTTGCTCTCCACCTGTGGCTGCAAGGTTTTGTCCACCTGTACCAAATTCAATCTGTCGCACAGTTGCAGTTGTTGCTGCAAGACCGTTGGCTACGAACTGTGTAAAACTTGGTTGCAAGAAGCTGGCTGTTGCATTCAATGGTCTCCAGTTTGCGTTTACCACGTTAGTCGGATTCAACAAACCTTGTACCAAGTAACGTCCGGCTGATGAACCAACGTTAATATACATACTCTGCAACAACACCTGCGCACGGTTGATCAGTTCTTTGCCGCCTAGTTCACCTGTCAAGGAGTTACTAATTGTTGGAGCCAATCTCATCATAAACATGGTCTGTGCAGCACCTGCAGTACCAACCACGTTGTAGCCTGTTACGTTGTAGGTAAAGGTGTATGTACGGTCAACTGTAAAGCCACCGTCCATGATCACTGCACTACCCCAGTGATTTAAGTCTGGGCTTGCTGTTACACTAACAATCTTAACACCTGCATTGGCTGTGTGTGCTTGTCCAATACCACCTGTAGCAAAAGACACTGCTACGTTTGCACTTGCATTGGTTGAATCACCAGAAATAGCAATGAAGTTATGGTGTGTTGGTGCATACACCACGTCTGTCCAGTTGGTTGCGATTGGCAGTGTGGCTGCATTCCAGGTCACGCCTTCATCTTTAGAGTAGGCTGCAATAGTGTCACGAGCATTGCTGATAGCAACCCAGATACCATTTGCGCCATATGCGACCTTGGTCCAGTTACTGCTGACTGGCAGGTTACCACCAGACGTCCAGGTTGCACCACCGGTTGTGGAAATTGCTGTTGCTTGGCCACCTGCACCAGCCACTGCAATGAATCGTCCAACGTTGTTTGTTGAATCAAATCCATAGCCTACTGCTTGCCAGCTGGCTGTGGCAGGCAATGTAGCACTGCCCCACAAGCTCAGTGTGCTTGTACCACCAGTTGCACCTAGCGTGGTAACCACGTTAGACCAAGCTGCTGTTGTTCCTGATGTTGAGCTAACTGCAACCACTGCATACACGTTACCGGTTGTTGTTTGCAGACTTGGTACGATACCAGCTGCAACACTTTGCCAGTTGCTGCTGCTTGGCAGGTTAACACCTGTCCAGCTAATTGCACCATCTCTGGAGTAGGCAGAAGTTTGTGACCCTGTGGCTACTGCAACAAATGCACCGTTTACAAATGTAATACTCTGCCAGGTTGCTGTTGCAGGCAATGCGCCGCCTGCAATCCAGGTTGCACCAAGATTGTCTGAGTCCTGCCAGTTGTTAATAGTACCGCTGGTGTTGCTGATTGCAACATAACGACCCTGTGCGTTACGACCAATATATGGACCGTAGGCTACATCAATCCAGTTTGAGCTTGATGCCAGTGCGCCAGTAGCTTGCCACTGACGTCCACCGTTGTAGCTTGCTTGAACACCAGTGCCACCAAATTGCACAGCTACTAGGTTACCAAAGCCAGCTGCTACACCACTCCAGTTACCTGCTGTGGTCAACTCTGTGCCAACAAATGTGTTGCCATATGTGCTCACCGCCACTTGGAACAGGGTCGGAGCCATGGCAGTAAACATGCCTTTACCCCAGGCCACAGTGGTCCAAGTACCTGTACTTGGCATAGTGGTTGCCACCCAGGTTGGTGCTGTGCCAATTGCAAACAAGTGCGGGTTAGTTACATAAGCACCAACAGTACCTGATGTTTCGCTAACTGCAAACCATTGTCCTGCGATACCAACGTTTGGTACAGCACTTTGGCTCATTGAATAGATTGGACCCCAGGCGATGCTGCGCCATGCACTAGAGCTTGGCAAGGTCATTGCTACCCAGGTACCAGTTGGATTACCATGGATGGATGTTCCTGCTGTACCAGCTGTTGTACCTAGTCCACCAGCAAGTGCCATCCAGGTGTTGTTACCAAATGCAATTGAGCACCAGGTTCCGTTGGTTATAGTAAATGCTGTCCAGGTCACACCGCCGTCTGTGGAATAGTTACCCACAGTACCGGCTGTGGTCAAGGTTGAACCAGCGCCCACTGCTACAAAGAAATTAGTTCTGCCAGCCAGTACTGCCAAGGTGCTGTTTGCTGCGGTAGTTTTACCAAACGCAGTTGATAGCCACATCTGACTTGCACTCAGGTTGCCACCAGCAACCCAACCTGTGCCAATTACCTTTAGGTAAGCAGTGGCTTGCGATACACTGTTTAAACCTGCGATTGCCACAAACACAGGAACGTTGTTCTGATCAAAACCGTAACTAACTGATGACCAACGTGCTGTGGCTGGCAGTGCTAGACTGGTCCAGCTCACTCCATTGTCCTGACTGTATGCTGCAACAGTTCCGCTGTCGTTTGCCACTGCAACAAATGTATCCACACCGTTCAGCTTACCGTAGGCTACGCTGATCCACTGTGAGTTGCTAGGTAGGTTACCACCTGCTGTCCAGGTATGACCGTCACGGCTGTATGCTGTGGCCTGACTGTTTGATCCGGCTGTACCGTAACCTGCAATAGCCACCCACACACCTGCGCTGTCATTAAATGCTTGATCGGTCCAGGTTGCACTTACGTTAACACCTGAGTCAACCCAGTTCACACCAGCATTGCTGTTTTTCCACTGAGTGCGACTCTCGTTTAGAACATAGTTGCTTAATGTAGCACCACGTGTCACTCCAGTGATGTTACCGTTTGCTGCCCACACACCTGTGTAGTGGACCAATTCATTATCAATCTGCACTGTTACAGGATAGGTAGCATTGGCTGTTGGAAACTCGCTCACATTGTACAACTGGATTTCTGTTGCGTCTGCTGTAACTGCCTTGCTGGTCCAGGTACGTGGGCCTTTGTTAACAGCTTGGTAACGTGCTGGCAAGTTACCAGTACGCATGTAGGCTTCATCATTGATGTTATTACCCTTGCTGCGATGTAAGAAATGCATTCTACCGTCGATTCCACGAACCATGTAGTCAACAAAACCAGCACCGTACCATGTGTATTGTATACCAACCATCTGCATCTTTTGCAAGTTCATCACATACCCGCTTGGACCTGTGCCATCTGCTCTGTCTGTGTTAAATGCACTTTGTGGAGTACGTTCTTCACCAATACGCACAATACGTGTGTCCTGGGCGTTAATTACACCTCGATACACAGGAATAATAAACATGTGATTTTGATCAATCACGTCAGTGATTGTGTGTGTCATACCCTTGATCAGGATCTGATCGCCGGTGCTCAACTGATCGTTGAATCTTGTGAACCCGTCACCAACCACATAATTACTGCCTACCTGTATGCTGATACGTCCAGCAATATCATTGGTACTGTTACGTTTAACTGCATAGAAAGTTTGTCCATCATATTCGTAGAACACACCGTTGCTGTCATCAAAAATACCTGAACGCACCTTGCTACCGTGCCAGTTAGTGACTGTCACACGTGGATAGCTTACGCCGGCATATTCTGTGGTGCTTAGATTTGTTCTGCTGAAACTTGGGTTCACCGATCCCAATGCTCCAGTTGCTAACACAGTGAACTGGTTATTGTTGGTGATAGTTGCAACACGATAGAATGTGCTGTAGCCACTGGTACTAATACCATATAGGCTTACGTTTGCACCAACCTGCAGACCATGTTCGTTTTCTGTTGTGATAGTGATTGCGCTGCCTTGTGTAGTACCGGCTGCTATCACGTTTGCTACCTGGAAGGTTGGCATGAACTGTGTACCAGTGGTAAACATAGTGCCTTTACCAGACTGATAGCGGAAGTATTTCTTGGTTTGACGAGTCATCTCGTAACCGTGTGCCGGTGTGTTGGTACCAATGTTGTTACCACCATCAAACGGACGGTGTTTTACCAATCCAGTTGGGAAATATGTAACGTTGGCAAAAATTTGGCCTCCTGAACCAAACGTACCCACAGTTTGTAGTGCTGGTACGATCAAGTTTGCTTTACCAATATAGGTAAAGCTCTTAGGAGTCGGAGTACTCTGAATAGTAAATTGTCCCGAACCTGCTTCATAGATGTTGGCAAATTGTCCAGTGCTCTGTAGACCGGACGATAATTGTACCTGAATGGCTTGTCCTGGTGTGATACCATGTGGGTACACGCAGTTAACAGTAATCAAACTTGGTGATCCAACGTTGGACGTGACATTGGCAACCAAGATATTGGCACCTGTGTAGATTCCACCACGACGAACAATGGTTTGTTGATCGTTCATATTGATCTGATATCCTGGCAACTGATTAATACCAGTTTTAGGATAATATTTCACATAGTTAGCATCGTTAATTTGGTTAATAAACACGCCTTCAACGTTACTCACTGTGATTGCCTGACTCATACCAATGGTACTGATATATGTGTTGGCCACGTTGGTGTTGGAATAATTGCCTAGACCGTGAGCAGGAATATACATGTTAACCGCTGGAACGCTGGTGTTACCTGAATAGAATGTACCTGTGAGTGGAATAAACAAACTGCCTGGTCCTGCCGCATTCAATGGCGCAGTGCCTAGACGAGCACGTTCAAGTACTTGACCTGGGTTACCACTTAGGTTAACAGGGTTAACAGTTGTGCCACGCACAATCTCAATATTGGCAGAATTCATTGCAGCAGCAGAATTTGCTGTGTGGTTAACTTTAAACACAATTGAGTTCGCACCAAATGTTGGACTGGCATTGACGTTAAACCATGAGCGAGTTACTGTAAACTGATTGTATGAATCCACGCTGTCAATACGCATGGTCTCAACGTTGGCGTTAGAATAGCTACCAGTGTTACCAGACAGCACACGAATACGTGCTCCAATAGGAACAGTGGCGTTACCTGAATTGGTCCCCCATAGATTGCGGATTGCAGTTAAAGAAGCAGTGCCGCCGCCAGCTGTGACCTGCATGGCTTCCCATACACCAAACTGTGTGGTTTCAACCATGATGATTGAGTTGGCTGCGATTGCTGTGTTATTGGCAGTAAATGTTTGCAGACCAGCAGTCATTGTAGCAGTGATTGTAGTAGCAACAACCGCGGCACCGTTTAGGCCATATGTGCCACCCTGTGCGCCTTCGCCTGGCATTTCAACCACGCAGGCAATATCGCCTGGTGCCCAGCCTGCTGTGTTGGCCACAGTAAATGTACGTTGGAACATACCGCCGGTTTCAATTTTAACCGGCAGCTCATGAGTGATACTTGTTGTACCGGCTGCACAATTAGGCATACCAGCTTGACCTTGTGCGATAACCAGGTAATAACCATTGGTGATTGCACGAGGTCCTGCTTGTGTAAGCTGACCGCCACCATCAAAACCTTGGTTCTGGACCAGAATGTTTGTTTGTGATGGACTTGAGATCCAGGTACTGGCAGCGCCTGATCCGCCACTGATGAAAGTAGCATAACTACCCACTGTGGGAATCAAATCACTACCTGGCATTTCATATACTGTTGGCATGTCGTTCATGGTAGCAAACTGAACCCACTTGGTTGGTTGCATACCATATTCAAAGTCTGCATCAATCAAGCTCTGTGGCGCGGCAATTTTCATACGCTCAACAGCGTCAACACCAAAATCATATGGGCGAACTTTTAGCTCTGATGATTCTACATAGATCTGCAGTTGATCACCAGCTGCATGGCCTGCACCCAGGGTGTCAAACGTTAGAGTGATAGTTGTAAAGCCATTGTTAAGGTTACTAAAAATAGACTTACCCGACGACACTGCTGTTCCGGCTGCACTGAGAAGCGATGCGCTAGGTGCATTGGTAAATGCAACTGTTCCGCCTCTGCTAGGATCACCAAAATTGTAGATCACCGTGTTACGGGTCACATTGGTAATCATTAAAATATCACCTAGCTTGTAAGGATCAGGAATGATCACTTGTTTTGTGCTTGGTGCAAAAATGTAATTTTGTATCGCTTTTCTTGCCATTGTAGTCTACCTTGTTGTAATTTACTTATTTATACACCAAACACCACTGCTATATTATCAACGTAACTTTTTGGAGTAACGCTGTTTGCGGTGTAGTTTACTGTAGTGGTGTTTAATATTATGTTTCCAGTGGTGGTGATATTGCCCGAAGTTGCATTGATGCTAACTCCTCCAACATTTACTCCCACGTCCACTTCAAAATATGAATTTGCCATGCTGCTTATCCTTATACACTATTTAGCTTCCAGCCCAGGATTGGGCTATCAACCATAGTGACTTACTGTCGTTTTGACATAATTGGTTGCTGCGATTCCGGTGTAGTATACGTACACGTTGGCCCCAGTAACCGATGCTGTAACCGAACCTAAACTTGATGCATTATAAATCTTGTTGTACTGTGTTCTGTATGCAGTGGTGCCATCATGCAGAACCATGACTTCACTTACTTCAAAATCGTTGCCACTTTGTACGTTGATAATGTACTTGCCGCTACGGAATGAAACTTTATCAAACACATCAATCACAGCAGGTGATGTTCCAACCTGCACATTACCGGGAGTAAATTCCAGCGCACCTGAATTTTGGTGAATGTGTATGGCTACGTTGGCCTGAGATTCACCAGTTTTGATTACTACACCAGCATTTTCTGTTGCAAAGGTCACAAAACCATTTGGTGATGATAGACCAACGATTTCACTTGTTAGTGTCACCGAACGAACGTCAATCGCATCGCCCACTGCTGGAGCTTCAGTGAACACAATCTTGTTGTTGGCAGTGAATGTGTTATACGCAACACTAGGATGTTGCATCACACCGTTTAGTGTTACAAACGTTCCGTTTGTGGTTCCGCCGCGAGTCATTGTATACTCAACTGTGCTTCCATCACCGTTGAATTGGTCGTCTGTTACAAGAGTGGTACCCGAACCTGACTTAGGTTGGAACCATTCTGCTCCGTCATAGAATTCAATATCCCCAGCAAAACTATTGAATCGTAACATACCTGACACAGGATTATCAGGACGCTGTCCCGAATCACCAACTGGCATCAAGAATGAATCTGTTGAGAACACCTGTAGTTTAGCACCAACAACCACGTTGGCACTGACAGCACTGTTACCAATCAACACTGTGTTGTAACCAGGTGCTGTGTTGGCCCAGATCAATGTGGCATCATTTGGACCGCGAACAATAAAGTCACGATTCGCGTTTTGTGTATCGTTGATACGTGCGCCTTGTGCAACATTTAGGTTGCCGCCTATGCTGGTACCACCTGCAATATATAAGGCACCTGTTGTGGTGTTTGTGCTTGTGGTTGTGTTGGCAATTGCCACTTGGCCAGTGAATGTTGCAATCTGATTGGCATCCACACGCAGAGCCAGTGTACTCACACCATCATCACGTTTGGTCCAAAGTTGTGCTTGGCCGCCAATGCCATTTGTAGCAGCAGTGGTACCTTGGCTAACATAACGCCATGAGCTAATTTCTTTATAACCAGCTGTTCCACCAGTGTATGCATAAGCACCAAACACACCATTGAAGTCACCGTCTTGTGTGATTTCTGGTGCTGTTCCTGTGCCACGTGAAGTACTCACTGTCCAGCCCGGAGTTTGTCCAACTGTGTTAGCAGCAATGGTGCTCTGCGGATTGTATGCATCGCCTTGATAGCGAATATTAAATGTATCTGTTCCGGTTTGTGTGTCACCGTTAACACCAACGTTCAAGCTGTAGCCACTGAATGTGTTAGCAGTGACCTGGAAGTTAAAGTTTTCGTTACGCTGTGTGATTGCCAAGTTACTGGTTGCAGCACTGTCAATGAACAGAACGCTGTTGCCAGTGAAGGATGTTAGTTTGAAATCAGCATTGACATTGGCACTGGTAAATGTTGCCTGGCGTGGTGTTGTATTACCAATATAGATGTTATCCATATTACCAGTAGCAGTAGGTGCAATGTTTGCAGTACCAGTTGGTTTGATTTCAACAAATCCATTTCCACTGAATCGTGCATTGCGCCCTTCTGGAGTAGTGCCTGTCATCACCAATACATCTTTGAACGAACCAATCTGCGGAGTGGATTGTCCAATATTCATATTGTCCATGGTGCCAAGAGTGGCCGGATTGATTGTTACATAGCCTGCACCAGTTGGACTGAAAGTTACCAATGCGCCTGAGCCGCTGGCTGTTAGATTGCCATCAACTGTGGCACTGTGCAATATCGATAATGCACCAGTACCGATACCACCCTTGACAACTAATGCGCCTGTTGTTTGGTTACTTGATGCTGTGCTATTGCTTAACCACAAGCTACCAAACTGTACATTACCGTATGTACCTGAGTGTACTCCAGCAGATTCTGTGACATTTTGTATGTAAACAAAGTTCTGAGTGGTATTTTGGAAACCAAAGAACGCATGATCATCTTCGGTTTTGAAATAGTGTGTGCGAACACCAACATCTCGGCCATCGTCCACAGTAAGCGGAACCAGATTAGCAAATGTGTGCAGTTCAATAACACTGTCTTGGATTGTTAAATTCTGCGAGCCTAATGTAGTAGTGTTACCTAGCACATTCAAGTTACCTTGAATGGTTAAGTTACCGCCAACATAGCTGTTGCCACCAATACCAATGCCGCCATATACTACCAATGCGCCCGATACAGGGCTGGTTGACTGTACGGTCGAATAGACTGTTACCACGCCAGTATTAGCGACTTGTATCCGACCGTTGCCTTGACCATCACTGATCATAATATAATTGTCGACTGTCTCCAGTCCACTCATGGTGTTGGCACCAAGTACTACGTTGTAGTCACCGGTGGTGATCTGACTACCAGCATTATAACCAAACAGTTGGTTATTGGTTGCGCTGCTCAATAAATTCAAACCTGCCTGTGAGCCAACTGCTGTGGTCTGCTGGCCTGGGCCACTGTAGCCTGTGCGATAACCAATTAGAGTATTTTCTGTTGCATTGGTATTGGTATTGCTTGCTTCGCTACCAACTATTGTGGTCTTGGTACCAAAGATTGTGCCACTGCCAATTTTTTGTCCAATCAACACACTATCAGTTGCAAGGAATGATGTTGCTGTATTAGCACCCATTACAATAGAAGTTTGTGTAGCGTCTAGTATCACACGACCACTGGCCGCGCTCATTGCACCACCAATGTTTAGGTTACCACCAATGCCTGCACCGCCTTGCACAACAAATGCACCGGTGTTGGCTGTGGTAGAGTTTACTCCACTGACAACAAATACGTTGCCGGCGGCATCAATACGAACACGAGGTGCACCTGCACCGTCAGCAATTACCACTTGGTTACTCAATGAAGCAATCACATTGCCATCATAGCTGCCAAGGATAACGTTGTAGCTGCCTGAGCTTACTGCATTACCTGCAAATGTACCAAAAAATTGATTGTTGGTTCCAGAGATTGATCCACCTGCTTGATAACCAACCAATGTACTATCTGTGCCTGGTGCCGCATTACCTGCTGTAGCACCAATAACGGTACTGCGATCGCCAATGCTGGTGCCACCAATGCCACCGCCTAATGCTGTTACACCTGCACCAATGCCTGTGTACAGTGTACCACCTGTGGATCCACCTAGCACAATACTGTTGGCCTTGGCCGGGGGTGCTGCAACAACAATTCGGCCTGCTTCAAAACTTGCACTGGTGCCAACATTTAGATTACCACCAATGAAAACACCGCCAGATCCTGTAACATTTAACGCACCAACGTTGGCCAGTGTGGAGTTAATGTTGTTGTCAATCATGACCGCGGCATTGGCCGCAGGCAACCAGATACTCTTTAGTCTATTTGGTTGAATATAGATATCGTTATTTGTGCCACCAAAGGTATGAATTTCTGCGCCAGCTGTTGTGCCTGTACGGAAAGCAAATGCACCATTGTTGTTTGTGTCTGTAACCATCAAGGCATAGCGTGTGCTTGCCAGTGATGTGATCTGAGTGATAGGAGTATTACCGTCAATTTTTGCTACACCAGTACTGGCGCCCAGTACAGTCATTGTGCCACCAACGTTTAGGTTAGCACTTATGCCTGCGCCGCCACGTACCTGAAATGCACCTGTGTCAGCAGTAACAGAATTTACGCTGTGAGCTTCAATAATCGTGTTACCAATGATCAGATTGGCATAGGTAGTGTTGTTAACTGCGCCAGTGGTAGTACCTGTTTCTGAAGTTAAAAGTCCTGCAAAGCCAACGTTGGCTTCACGCCAGACCCAGGCAGCATTAATTGGGTTCAGATTTCGGTTAATCAACATACCCACATCATAGGACGGAGTACCTACAAATCCATTATTGAAAATAACCAATGGATCGTTGATCAGTGTGTCAACGCTGTTAACTGTGGAAGTTGTTCCTGATACACTCAGGTTACCCTGAATGATAATGTTTGATGCAATAGTTACATTGGGATTAAACAAAGATCCAACCAGCGTGGCTGGCTTAATCTTGGTATATTCAATGGTTTGATCAGTGATCTGATTGTTTTTTATTCTGGTGACAGCCATGTTTCCTAGCTCCTAGCAAGTGCTTTACTCTATTTATGAGCAAGTCCAGAATTACAGAACTGCACTAGAAATTAAACATCATTGAAATAGGTTCTGTGGATTTTTACTTCAGTGCCTGCATCAACAGCAGTGGCCACAAGGCTCAGAACACCAAATCCATCGATGCTGGTGGTCCAGTTGATCAGCGGGGTAGTTGGTGTGCCTATGGTAGATTTTACCGTTGCAACTGCATTTCCTGTAATATTATTGTGGATTAGATATATTTCGCCCACTTGATATTGGCTTCCAGCGGTGTTTTTTGCTGTAAACTCGTACACAGCTGACCTATACTGGATTACATAAAAATAGTCCAGTGTGGTTCCACTCACGCTAACGCTGGTATAAGTTGTGTTAACAAAAATTGGATTTGCCGCATACACGATTGCTGCCGCAAGGAATCGAACTTCAACGATATCTGTCACCAACGGCGTTTCAACCAAGGTCAGTGTTGTGCCTGTTACTGTATAAGCCACAGTTGGCTGTTGTAGCGTACCGTTGATAGTAACCAGCACACTGTCTGTATCTGCACCCTGAGTCAGCGTGAAAGAAGCAGTTGACCCAGTTGGATAGATAATTTGACTTGCCACTGTGGTAGCGCCATTGCCGGCTACCCATCCTGCACCAGTATACCACTCAATTGATCCAATTTCATTGTTGTAACGCAGATCGCCAGTTTCAGGAATAGCAGGACGTTCACTGGTTAGCCCAACTGGTAACACAGCAGAACTGGTAGTTTGCATCCTGATGCGATTATCGTCTGCTGGTATGAGTGCAATGTCTCCTGCCACTGTGCTCAGTTCGTTGTTGAAGATTGAGTAGTCACCAATTTGGCTATAGGTGTCTGTGAATGTTGCTGCCAGTGTCCCAGCAACTGTTACAGTAACGTTGGCTAGACCAAATCCGTTATCTCGTACCGCTACTTCTGAGTTGATCAAATAAATTCTGTTTGCACTACTAACCGTGATACGATCATCAACGTACTGTTTGTTAACTGCATCACTGGCCAGCACTGGGTTTGGAATATCTGTTATGCGATGGTCTAGTACAGAAATTGCTCCAAGTCCGTCTGGGACAATAAAAATATCTGCATCACCACCAAGACCAGTTATGGTTTGACCAGTGAACTGCAATCCTGCTAATTGTGTAATACCAGACGAAGTAAAGGTAGATCCATCATAGGTTAGTGCAGAGGACCCAACCACTACGTTTGCGCTGGAAGTGTATAAAACTCGGTTAACCAGTGTTGACCCAAGTTCTATATTATTGGCTCGGAAAGTTGCATTGCCAGAAAAATATCTTATGCCAGGTCCTGGCAGGAACATGCTGTTGGCTGCAAAAAATGGTATATTGGTTGGAGTTCCAGTTGGTGCATACAGCAGTTCACCAGTGATGTTTAGGTTTGCATAACCAACTGTGCCTGCGCTTTCAATCGTGGTAGCATAGAAAGTATTATTGCTGGTAAAATACAGCAGATCAGCGTCATCATTTAGTCCAGTGCCATCCGAGAACACGATACGATTTGGTGTTAGGTTAGTAACCTGTGCAGATGCAAATGTGGCCTTGGCCGATGTATTGGCTGTGGTAAATGTTGCGGCTGCTGCGGTAGTGGATCCAATGTCAGTTGCATTGATATTACCTTTGAGCACATTTACATTGCTAATGATTGCTTGTCCTGTTCCATTGGGCAACAGGTACATGTGTTGATTCGTGGTGCTGGTTTTTATATAACTGTTGACACTGATGTTTCCATCAACAGTGAGACGCTCCGTGGTCACACTCGTGTTTACACCCATTCGGAAATTTGAAAAATCCAAATAGAGTAATGATTGTGCTCCACTTCCGGGGTCTGTTACAAAATTAAGATCAACGCCTTGACGATCAAGTGTTGACTGTAACATGGGCCCGGCTACACGTCCAATAGCCATTAGTTTGCTCCTACTTGATTATTTATCGTAGCCAATTAGGGCGTTGCAGTACTTGGGAAATTGTGTAGGATGATTATGGTTTGTCCCAGCGGAGGTGGGCTGGTAAATGTAACAGTGGTTGTGCCATTGAATGTGTATGCTACGCCTGGATTTTGAAACACGTTGCCCACATAGATCAAAACCTGTGCTTCTTTGCCAGATGCGTAGCTTTGGCTCATGGTAAACGTGGTTCTGGTTCCGTCGGCTGCTTCAAGATTTGACCCCGGAGAACCTGCTCCTTGACTGTCTTTGACAATGGTGCTTACTCCCACTTTGGCAACACTGTTCCAGGTGCTGTTGTAGTACACTTCTACCAATTGTGTGTCTGTATTGAATCTAAACAGGCCGTCAACAGGACTATCAGTACGCAAGGCTGATGTGCCTGTTTGCATTCTAGTAGAATAGCCCTGGCTTTCTAGTTCACGGTTTTTAACAAAGCGTCCCATTATTAGATACCTGTAAAGCTGGTTGTTGCAATAATGGTGCTGGCTGCACTAGAATTGGCTGCAATAAAATCACCGTTGTTAAACAAGATACGTTCTGCTTCCATGACATAGGTGTCATTACCGGCAATGGATAGATTGCTGTATATGATGTTGACTCCATTTGCTTCAAACCCAGTACTTACCACAAATACATTGATCGTGGCAGCAGTGGCAGTTTTGTTGCAAAGATACACTGTGGTTACTGCACTGTTTCCGGTGCTGGTATACACTGCTGTTGCAGTTGAGTCGGTGAGTGTGGCATTAACAATTGACATCTGATGTGTTCCTAAAATATGATAGAGTAAACCACAGCACGAGATTTGGTAATCAATTCTTGATTGGTGATACCTTCGTCGTTGGTTACGTAAAGTCCGGTTCCGCCTGTGCCAACATTTGATGAAGTGATAATGTTGTAGTCTGGCACAATAGTTGGTTCTGGAAAATTTAACAATTTTTTAATTTGTATATTACCGTCAAGCTGTAGTGCAGCCACTGGGTTAATGTACACATTGTCTGAATTATAATTTTTAATTGCAAAACCAGCGGTGTTTAGATTTGCGCCCAGCTGTGGATTCAGATCGTCAACTAGACGGGTGTTGGCAGTGGTTGTGGCCACAATGCTGTAATAGGTTGTGCCATCGTTTGTGACTTGCCAACTCAAGGTACTTTCATTCCAGCGCAAAAACACATTTGCTAATCCAGACCCAGCTGGGTCTGTGCGATCAATTTGTATTCCGGCAGTGCCAAGTACGACTCCGCTTGCGCCACCGCCACCTTTGTTTAGTATAATGGAGTTGTCACCTATGTCTGTATTGGTGCTGGATATCGTGGTTGTATTTCCAATTACCCGCAGGTTGCCATTGATAATAACCACGTTTGAATCCAAAATAATAGGATCATCGTGATTGATGGTATTAATTGTGTATGGACCGCTGACGTTTTTAATTATGCTCATATGAGTAGACCGTTTGCTTTATTTATGCGATACCCACAGTCAAAAGAAAAGAGGGCAAATAAATGCCCTCTTTGGGTTGTGTACTATACTATGTTATAGGCTAGAAACAACAACTGTGATATCGCTTGCGCTTACATTAGCAGCCGAACCAGTGGTCAATGTCCACTTGTAGCTTTGACCTGTTGAGCTATACACTTTGCGGCCTGTAATTTTGGCAACGTTAAATGTGCTTGCATCAGCAAATGTAGCAGTAATAGTCATTGTGCCACCAATATACGGATTGTTATTTGGGCTGGTGACTAATTTTAGTGTTTCAGTTGTGCTGTTTTTACATACAAATGTACGTGCGCCACGTGCTTTTAAAATGTCAGCTGTGGTGATTCCGTAGCTTGCGCCTGTAAAGAAGCAATTGGCCAAAATACTATTGGCACGAGTAGTAGAAGCGTCAATTGCAAGAGTAGCTGCCGCTGGTGTTGTATTGGCTTCAAAGAATGTAACAGTTGGTGCTGCGGTATAGCCGTTACCTGGATTACCAATAGTCAATGCTTTAACAGCACCGTTGGCAAACAAGTGAACGGTACTGATAGTGGCTGTGGTACCATTTGATAGTTGTGGTGCCGACACTGTAGCATAAACGTTACCGGTGTAGTATCCTTCTCCGCGATTGCTAAAAGTTGGTGAAGCATTGGCACCAATTGCACCAGTTATGCTTTCGCCGCCTGTACCTGGGCGTTTTGCGCCATCGCCAGCTGTGTAAACTGTTGGTGCAGGGTTGATATATTTGTTTTTAATAGGACGTCCCATTTGTTTCTCCTTGTGTTATGGCGTTCTAGGCCTCGACGGTTGGGTTTCCGCGAAGTCCCTTGAGGGGCTCATGAGTCTGAACAATTATATTTATCAGAACGCTTGCTTTATATGTTGTGATACAGTATAATTAACACATGACGCAAATCAGACGGTGTCATAAATCCTGTTTAGTAAGTTGATAGCCCGGGCAATAAAATGCTCGGGCTATTTTTTGCAGCCAACAAAAAAGCACCCGAAGGTGCTTTCTTGCTTCCCATCCCGTTGAGAAATTACTGGAACGACAAGGTGTTTGCAATAGCAATTTCACCTAGGTAGTCGGCAGCATTGCCCAAAGACGATGCTGTGTTGGTCAACTCAACATATCCGTAACGAGTCATAAAGCCTACGACTGGTTCGAATGTTGCTGGGTCAAGAACAACACCAGAGCTCATTAGAGGAACATATGGGCAATAGAACGCGGCTGCATCAGCCTCGCTAGAACCTTTGTATCCAACCAATACAGCCTGTGTATCGCTTGCATAGCTGTCAACATAAACACGCATTGCGCCGTTCAATGTACCAACAAACTTGGTGTTTGTAGGTGCTTCGAATGTACCTTCTGTGGTACGTGCAAATGCGCTGGTTGTTGCGCTTTGTAGCACTGTCAATGCAGCTGGAGAAACAACTGCCCAGTTACCTGCGCCACGACGTGTACGTGAAGCGATCAAGTTAGCTGTGCGATTGATCAAAACTGCAAGAGCAGCATGCTCATCACCAACGAATGTAGCTGTACCAGACACACTAGACTGATCATATGTGTACTCAGTAGCGGCTAGGCTACGTAGTGATCCAAGAACTTCTTGGTCAATTTCAACTGTGATTTCTTGAGCCAATGCTGCCATGATTTCTGCTTCGACATCCAAACCATGCATGGCTTGTGCGTCTTGAGCAGCTTCGAAAGTCCAGCGAGCTGATAACTTACGAGTCTTGGCTTCAACGACTTGTTTCAAGATTTGTACGTTGATACGGTTACCTGGCAAACCTTCTAGTGAAGATGTTGAACCAGCTTTTCCGTTTGTTGCAGTACCACCGAATGAACCAGCACTTGCGCCAGTAACACCAGAGTAAGCAACAGCAATTTTGAATGGGCTTAGAGCTTCATCACCTGCTGTGGTACCTGTTGCATATTGGCTTGCGCTGTCAGTCATGGTATCAGCATAACGTACACGTAGTGTATGGATCTGAGCTACTGGACCAGTCATTGGCTGAACACCAACGATCTCGTTTGCAATAACTGTAGGCATAACACGACGGATCACTGGCAGAATAACACGGTTAAGTGTTGCTACGTTTGATGCTGATGTAGAACCAGCTGTAGCACTTTCTGCCAAATACTTGCGAGTGTTCTCAAGGATTACACTCATGGAGGTTCTTTTAGAACCTTGTAGGCCTTCTAGCAGGGCATCTTTGGTTTCGCCCCAACGGCTTTCTAATAGTGCGGTTGTCATTTCTTTTCCTTCTCCTGTTTAGGGTTTATTTAAGCCCTGCTAAACGCTTGATATCAATCACGTTAGTGACCTGATCAGAGGCGCTGACTTTAGCAGCTTTATCTCCAGTTACTTGACTACGGTTTTCGCTTAGAATAGCTTTCGCTGGTTTCTTAGCTGAACTGTTGTTAAGTACTGCTGGAAGATACTTTTCAAATGCATTCTGAAGTTTTTCAGTTTGCACATTTTCAAGAAGCTCGCGCATAACAGCGGACTTCTCTTCGTTCAAAGGTTTCAATAGATCGTTCAGTTTAGCCTTGCGATCCTGTGATTCTTTGATAATCTTAATTTCTTTATCTTTGCTTTCAACCAGCATGGAAGTTTTTTCCATGATAGTTTTGGCTTCTTGTAGTTGGCGCTCTTTGCGTTCAACAGCAGATTGCAGTTTAGCAATTTCTTTGTTCTCATTTAGGTGAGTAACAGCGAATTCACCAGCAAACGCTTCAAACAGTCGACGTCCAAACATGTTCTCACGAGCAACTTGGATGTCTTCTTTCAACTGAGTAAGCTCAGTTTCAAGATTGGTTGCGACAGCTTCTTTAACAAGACGTGCGCTCTTAGCAATGAACTGTGATTTCAATTCATCAAGCTTCTGCTTGGCTTCGCTTACAATACGTACACGAGCTTCTACAACTGCTTTTTTGTCTTGTTCAAACTCTTGGATCTCTTCGGCCAACGCTTTGATAACAAACTGCTCTAGACTCTTGATAGAGTTTTGATAGGTTTTGCGATCTTCACGTAGTTCTTTGATTTCCTCAGACAATTTAGTAACCATGAACTGGTCAAACTTGCCTGCGCTTTCAGTCATGTGACGTTTGAATTTCACACGGTCTTCAGCAAGAGCTTGTTTTTCATCTGCAAATTCTTTAATCTCTGCAGACAAAGCTTCGGTAACCATGTTATCAAGAGCATCAACCATTACAGACTTGTCATGCTCATAACGTTGAGCAAACTCTTCGCGCAGTTCACTGCGAATACTCTCGCGAGCCTCATTTAGCTTGGTTTCCCAGGCTTCATTGATTGCTGTACGAGTATCTTCGTTAATGATACCGGCATCTAACAATGGTTTGATAGCATCAAACATTATACCTTCTCCTATATTTTTAAGTCCTTGATCAAGCGAGTTACCTGCTCTTTCAAGTACTTTTGCACACGCTGGCTTTCGCCGACTTCTTTTGCATTTTCTAAAACGCGATGTCCATGACTCATGTTCATGAGACCTTCGTAGATCGCTTTAGGATACGCATGTGGCGCTGAGGGTTGTGCAACCACGTCCACAGTGATGATTTCAAAATCACTGACTTGCCCTGAGCTTTCGTTTACATTACCTGATCCACGACTGCTCACACCTAGTTTCACTCCGCTTTCCAACATGGTTTTAACCAGGTTGCCCATTGGAGTTGGTAGAATTTTTAGTTTACCGTAACCACAATGACCGTCCATCCACATATCTGTTATCATGTGACTAACACGGTCTAAATTGATTTTAAGATCGTCCGGATGATCTACTTCTCCTAGTACAGAGTAGCCACCTTTGATTTGTTCGTTGATTGTTTCTACGGCCTTAGATATTTCGTGAATGGGGTACACACGTTGGTTAGCGTTTTTCACGCCTCCCTCGATGCATATCCCCTTCATATAGAGGTTCTTACCTTTACCATCTCTGGAGTCCTCTTCTAGGAGCTCCATCCTGGCGTTATCAAAAGTAAGATTCTCTCTTAGGTACAAAGCCATATTATTGTCCTAGTTTATTTTGCTAAAGGACTGTTTTTGCTCACTGGTACTGAACCGTCAGTTGTCTGACCTTCTTTACCGTGTGCTTTGTCCCAGCTTGTTTCTTTTTTGCTATAGTAGTTTTGTGCGCCAGCGTTACCGCCTACTTTGTTAACATTGCGTTTAGCAACATCAATCTCTTGGGCTGGTTTCACAAAGCCACCTGCTTTACCTTTTGGGGAAGTACCGTCAGCTGCTTGCTCGCTGCCACCTTTAGCAATATTAGCAGCAGTGCCGCCCATATCGTTCTTCTTGGCTACGATGCCTTGCTTGTTAACACCTACGCTGCCGCCTCTGCCAACTTCGTGGCCTTCACCAGCACCGCTTTTTTCAGCGCCGTGACCGTCGCTTACTTTGTCAACATACTCACGTAGTTTTTCTGCAGAGGACATGTTACGACGAGATTCAGTTTTTGCTTCTTCATCTTCGTCATCTTCTTCTTCGTCATCTTGTTCTTTGGCTTCATACATACCTTCGGTATCCATGTCCATGTCGTCACCCATGTCGTTGCCTGCGCCGTCGCCGCCCTGATCAAACTCGTCAGGTACTGGTTCGTTTTCGCCGTCATCCATGAGTGCATCAAATTCAGCTTTGAGTTCATCAAGTGCAGACTCTAGATCCATAACACGATCTTCAATAT